TCTTCGGGTCGTTTTTGATGATGTATGCCGACATGTAGTCGAGCATCTTTCCCACGGTGTCAATGACGATTGTCTTGATTTCCGGCATCTCCTGCGCAATCTCCTGCAGTGCTGCATTCGTATCCTCCCAGCTTGTAGGCTGGAGGGTCGGCACCTGATGCGCACCGTTGATTCTCTGCACTCCACCGTCATAGTCGAAAAGGACTGCGTCCGGTGCCGACACGCCCAGTGTGGTCTTGCCGATTCCCGGCTGTCCGTAGATGAGAACCGAAAGCGTAGCCTTGACGTTCAGTTCACTTGGTCTTTTGATGATTCCCATATCTTACTTGGTGTTAGTTGTTGATTCAACTTCATCCTTTTTCTCGGCATCCAGCTTCTGCATCTCTGCGACAGCCTTCCCTATTGTCTGCTCCAGAACATCAGGTTCATCCTCAGTGCCGTCAATCATGACGTAATCCTGTGCTGCGAGGGTATTGAAGGAGGCATCATATACCTTTACCTTCAGCAGCTGCTCCCCCATCCATGTCTCGATGTCCATACATACGCGAAGCTCCGGATGCTTCATGCCACACTCGGCCAATGATTCCATGATCTCACCGAGGTCTGATTTTTGAATGAATTTTTTTTCCATAACTTTGTAAATGATTTTTGTTTCTGGCCTTGCCCCTCGTGGGCGGGCCTTTCTTTGTTCCCGGAGATGGTCTCGAACCACCCTGTCATCCATCGGTGTATTCGCTTTCACGTCAGATGATGCTCCAGCAGCTTTCCGGGCAGGTGGGGTGCGCTTGCACCCCTGTTGACTTGTTAAAACAACTAAAACTAATTGCCTTGTGTTTCTGTAACGCCTCACGGCGGTGGATTAGCGCGTTGCTGAGTCTGCGACCGGGGACTCGTCAGCAGCTTGGTAAGAACTCTTCCGGCCTTTGCGTGTACTAAAATTGTTTAACCACATTACTATGAATGAAACGAATCTGCGCATCGCTGCGTTTGTGGCGGTCAGACGGGGTAATCCTCCCCGCAAAGCACTCCCAGTCCTCTGGAGCAACACGGATTTGCTGAATTCCGGCGTGGGGCATTTCCGTGCGGTTTCGCGGATGATGCGGCTTATTATTATCGCACCGTTTTCTGACCGTATTTTTCGGGAGTGTGCAGACTCCCTCGCATAAAATAACCGAACATGTTAAACCTTATAGATTATAACCGGCATCTGCACCTGCCGTTTGGTTGGGGCGGAGGCTACCCCTTAACAACAAAACTCTGAATATACAACGGTTTATAGTCATGCCTCCGATTGAATCAGTCCTCCGGGACCTGTCCGGTCCCTCTGCATGTAGGGCATCTCTCCACGCATCCCTGACACCATCTCATTCCCATGTCCTTCGCTTCATCCTCATCAGGCGGAAGGATCATGTACGCCAGTTCCGTGACCTTCTTGAACACCCTCTGCCTTGTGTCGAAGGCGAAGTATTCGGCACCCCCTCCCTCGCAGTCAGGGCATTCGGTCATCCTTACCTCCTCTCCGCATACCGGGCAGTTGTAGGATGAATAGCCTGCGCATACCGAACAGCTCATACCAGTGTATCTTTACGGACCGACCAGATGATCCATGCGACGAATCCGCAGAATGCCGCGAGAATGACCGAGAAGATGTCCTTGTCGACGATTGACGTTATTGTGCAACACAACGAGCACATGGCGAAGAGCCCGGCAAAAACCGTCAGCATGATGCTGGCTCCGATGCCTATGACCTTGATCAGGGTCTTGCTTACCATAGATTCTTCCATTTCCTTAAGTGTTTTGGAGTTAAAGTGTTTTCTTTATATTCAGCGTGACCTTGTCCAGGTTCTCTGCTTCGGCAGCCCTGAGGCACGCGATCTGTGTCCTTGAGTATGTCTTCTTGGCGTTCTTGCCGGCTCCCGATGACCAGCACTGGAGGTTGCCGTTCTCGGTGTTGGCCCTGAGCCATGCGGCGCCGTAGCACTTTCCCGCCTCCCTCTGCGATATGAGGTCCGCCTTGGGGTTGATTATCCCGGCGAGCGATGTCGTGATGAGCTCGATCTCCCTGCGGATGATCTCGGCCCTTGTGCCCAGGGTTGTCATGACGTCCTCCTCCTTCCCCGCCTGTTGCTCTTCCGGTACAGACCCTTCTTGGTGAGCACATACCTCACGCCCTCGGTCGTCATACCATACTCCTCGGCGATGGCCGCCGCAATCTCATAGGAAGAGAATGCGGAGTAACGCTCAAGCGCCTCCCTGTACCTCGCCGCAATCTCCTCATGCTTGACCTCAAGTTCCTTGACCTGAGCCAGCTTCTTCTCCAGTGTTGCTATTGTCATATCCGTTATGTTGTGAGCCTTGCAGCTCTGATTAAACCATTACGAAAGCGCGGTAAGCAGCCATGCCTTTTCGAACTCCCCGAGCTCCTCTCCGCCTCTGATGTGAGCCTTTATGAGCTCGCAGGCAAGCTCGTCTATGCGCTTTTCCGCCGATTTCAAAGCGTCTGCCAAAGAATCCTTCTCGGCTTCGCAATTTTTCAATTTATTCTCAACTATTTGTATAGATGTCTCGAGTTCTCTCACGCGGGCGTCCAGCTCGTGCACGCGCTCCTTGTATGCGCGGATCTCGACCGACTTGTCTCTCGATGTGCCGCAGAGCAGGTCAAAGTCGTTCTCGATGTTCTTCTTCATCTGCTCGACGTCCTCCTTCGTAAACGACTCGGTAAAATAGCCGTTGAGCCCGTGAAGATCCTGGAGCATCCCGCATTCCAGCTTCTTTCCTTCCGACATTTCCATAATAAAAATCCTTAAAGTGTTTGTTTTATTAAAATTCTTTTCTCATATTCGCCACCGTTGTACCGAATGACTTTGCAAAGGTAAACAAGTTTTCAATACCATGCAAGAAAATTGTAAACTATTTTCATTAAAAACGTAAACTTATTTTCTAAGAGATATGCAAACTATTGATTTAAAGCGGTTTATGTTTGAGCAGAACATAAAGCAAAGAGAGCTCGTTGAGTATCTTGGGGTATCTAAAGGGTACATATCCCTCGTAATTAGTGGACAAAGGCAGCTCTCAAACGAAAACCTAAGTAAACTAATTAACAACCCTTTTGGATGGGATACTTCTATATTATTGGGGGCATCTAAAGAGAATGTCTCAGAAAATCAGCCTCAGAATCCTACGGAAGAAAAGCCAGAGGAAAAGGGTATGGTAGACAAGCTCCTCTTCCTCGTCGAATCGCAGAGAAAAGACATTGAAACGCTCATACAAATTGTGAAGAACAAGGACGAGCGAATCGAAGAACTCCTCGACGAACTCGATACACGTAAAAGGGGATGTGCCACCAATGCCGTCAGCTATTCCGATGCCGATGCAGTCTGAAACGCGTGAAATTGTAGAGAAGTTCTGCATAACAAATTCTGTGTAGTACTTTACAATTTCTGTGTTACTAAGTATCGTGCCAAACACTCAATGGGAGAAGAAAATATTTGGAATATATTAGGAGGATTCAACAATGAAAAGAATAGCAATCATAGCAGCATTAGTGGCAATCACAAGTTGCGCTACCATAAAACCTACAGAAAGGAAAGTTTACACCTATGTATCAGATTACACAGCATACTCGCAAGCAGGATTCCTAATTACTCCGCAACCTTATCACGGCGATTATGAAAGTATCGGAGAAATAGACATGCATATAACACCCGCTTTTGAAGAAACAGCAGAAGAGAAATACGGAGAACTATGGTACACCTATGGATTTGAAACAATCTCCTCGGACGAAATAGTCAACATGGCTGTCAAACAAGCTGTAAATATGGGAGCTGACGCAATCTCCAACTTCTCTATAACCTACAAAGAGATAGTAAGAACCTACTCAGGACACAACTATATCGGATATGAGTATCACGTCAAAGGATTCTGCATCAAAAGAAAATAAACACTAAAACAAATATTATGTACACAATCTACATCATCCTTTTGATTGCCGCGAGCATACTCTTCACTTTCCTTTCTATCCGCCTCTGCGTGGATGTCCGCAAGATCCGTCACCAGGTAGCCCCGTTTGACTACGACAATGTGTGCAGGACCGCCGCCCTGTATGAGGCCGGAGGACTTGGAGAAGAAGCGGTCAGATGGCACCGCATCGCCATCGGCCTGCTGCGCCAGTCGGTCACCGGAGACAGCCCTGAGTCATACAGGAAGACAATCATGGCCAAGGTCATGTATCACGAGGATAAAATCAAGCAGCTTACCCAGAAATGCAGTCAAGACTGAACCATCTCATAGCCGTGAAGGCCAACGGCAACAGGTCCCAGTTCGGACGCATCCTCGGATGGTCGCCGCAGTACCTGAACAGCCTGCTGACGGGGGCCATCGGCATAAAGCCCGTGACGGCCATCCTCGAGGCGTTTCCCGACATATCGGCCCGCTGGCTGATACTCGGGTCGGGCGACATGTATGAGCTCGAATATGACCCGCTCAAGAGGGAACTGATGCGGCTTGCCGGGCTTGACCGCTACATCCGCGTAATGACGGCGGAGGAGATAGACGCGCATGTCCATAGGGCGGTGCCGGTGACCGCGGAGCAGGAGGGCCGGTGGAATGAGAAGATAAAGGAAAAGGAAGCTGAACTCGGGCAGAGGATAGGCGAGGCGATGAGGAGGTCGCAGAGGCATGAATAATCCCGACAGCCAGATCATCGTCGGGCGCTTCTTCGAGGCTCTTGACAAGCTCAAGGCGGACAGGAAGATCCGAGGAATCCAGACATTCACCCGCCGCTACGACATCAACAGATGGAACCTCCTGACTCTTTCCGACAACTACGAGAGCAACATCTTCCAGCCGTGCTGGCTTACATACCTGGTGCAGGACTACGGCGTGAGCGCCTCGTGGCTGCTGCTCGGCGTGGGA